GACTCTTAAATACATCCAATGCCATTACATCAAATCCATTCTGTCGCATGACCTCAGCGTACACTCCTGTGCCACATCCGTAGTCAATTACATTCTCTGCATTAAACTTCTTGCAATACTCTGCTACACTCGTAGCCAAGTTTACAAATGCTACATTCTGCATAGTCAAGTTCATATCCTCGACCTCTGCTCGTAGGAACTCTTCCTCTGTTATAATCATCGTGTTTTGTTTATGGCATCATAGAAAGCAGCTTTATAGTCTGCTCTATTATTTCCTTCTTATCCATTCCTTCACTAAACTCAAACGTGTAGTCCTGGGCCTTGCACCAACAGCTATAGTCATCGCTCAATCGCTGTGCCTTAACTGTTATCTTCCCATTTAAGGGATCAAAGTTCTTCGTTAATATCTTCGTTTTCATCTTCCATGTCCATGTCGATGTCCTCCTCATCCTCTTCCTCCTCTACATACATCTCTGTCTCCAAATCACCGCCTCGCATATCACTAAGCGGCATATAGTTCGTTGGTACCAACACCTGAGTCTCGTCAACCAATGTTCCGTATCCTAGAGCTTCTCTAATCTCATCCTGACTGAATACCATCGCCTGACGCATCCAATGTACCAACTCCTTCTTATCTGCTTCCAATTCAGGATACACGTCAGTATCAGACATCACTACCAAGGTATTGTCACCATACCACTCTCTAGCCATCTTAGTCCACACATCGTCCATCTTTCTAAGCAATGGCAATACGCAGTTAGTCACCACTCGAGTGTCACCTGTCTCACTATTGGCCAATGTTCCCTGTGGAGTCAATAACTGAGATGGGTATCCGTAGATATTTGCAATCTGTCTCTCCAAGTCCTGATTAAAGTCCAAGATACCCATGTCCACAGGACTCAATCCAATCTGCACCCACTTCAGGTCACTAGGAGTCACAACAATATCTCCTGCGTTATGCGCACCCATGTGGTTCTGTCTAAACGAATCGTTAATCGCCACAGCCTGCTCGGCAGTTAACTCTGACTGATCTGCGTGTCTAGCGTTACCACTAACAATACCACTAGGACCCATGTTCGCAAACAACGACCCTTGAGCAACATCTGCAAATCTCTTCTGAGAAATTACATTCAAGCTACTTCTCAAAGGACTCAATCCCCAGAACGTACTCTCATATCCTTGCCACTCAGAAACAGGGTTAAAGTACTTAAAATGTGCTATCTGCTCATTCGGGATTATATTCTCAAAGTTATATGTAATCGCATATCCTGCCAACGGCTGTCTTCTATCCCCTGACATTACAGGCTTAACAGTCGGACTAGGTACACTCCACAACTCTACAGGCTGCTTAGCTCGCAATCCAACCCCAGGCACGCTCGCATACACAATCGCATTTCCTGTAATCAACAGATACCCTGCAACCTCTTCTCTAAGCTGTCTGCCTGTGCTAGTCGGGTTCGGTCTATCCATCAGCTCCAAGAACGGATGCTGCTCAATAGACTCAAACGCCTTCACTCTAAGCTTAGCCAACTCAGTAGCATTCTCTCTGCTCTTTACATACTTTTTCTTAGCAAAGTACTTTTCTGCAAATCGCTTGTCCTTGACCTTATACAACATCGGAGCAGCGTCAGCAGACTTCTCTACAATCTTAGAAACCACAGACTGTACTACAGGGATACTCTTATACGCCTTATCTATAAATATGCTGTCCTTTGCATCGTAAGGCATCCAAACCCCCTTTATATACTGCCATTGCAACGCCTGCGGTAAGCCTAGCTCCTTAGTTCTAAATGCCTTGAGAAGATTCATCTATTTCTATTTTATTTGTAAAAGTACAAATTTTACCTAAATAATTTCCCCCTTATCAGCACAAACCCCTCACCCTTCTTTTTCACCATCAACTCAGTCAATCCCCATACCAACGCATCCACTCTATCAGGTGACTTCCCTCGCTCAGGATCAAACGATACCATCTGATTCTCCAAGGCAGGGAACGACCCCACGTGGTACACCTTCCCCTGCTCATACAGCGAGTACACAGGCTCCGCTCGCACATACTTCCCCTTCGTAGCCGACACCAACTTCACCCTAGTGCCAACACCCTGACTCTTCAACACAGCCTCCACCATGTCCCCACCCTGATTCTTCTCCGCCACAATACAATCCGCATTCCACCTGAACGCAGCGTCATTCGCAATCTTACTCCAATGATTCGGAGAGTACTTCCCACTCAAGTCCTCTAACACATACGCATTCCCATCCCTGTCCTTCCCACATACGATGATACCTGTCTCATCACTATCCATGTTCGCAGTAATCGCAGGGTCCAACGCCACCACAATCCTGTTCAGGTTCGGTGCCTCTGCCAACCTCGCCTTCTTAATAATCTCCCTGTTCCACAGCAAGCCATCCTTATCATCCAACCACACCCCCAAGAACAAGTGTGCATACCTATGCGGGTTCTCCACCTTCGACTTCTCCGCAGCCTTCACAAACGACTCGCTTAAGTTCTGTTTATTATCCAAGTATGTAGTGTGGATGTAAGTCGTATCATCCCGCTTATCCCTCACAAACTGCTTATATATCCAATGACTCTTGAAACTAGGGTTCATCACCAAGATCACCCTGTTCGGCCTATCCTTAGCCCTGATACTCAAATCAATCTTGTCAAACACATCCTCATCCCCCAATTCTTCAGCCTCATCCAATACCCATGTAGTCACATTGGCAATCGACTTCAAGTTCGCAGTCGCAGTACCATGATTCGTCTTAATACCCCTAAACAATATCTTTGACCCCGTCCGCTTATTTATAATCTCCGTCTGAGTAATCTCAAAGTCACCCTCCTTACCCATTATCTCAATCTTATCAATAAACTCAGGGATAATCGAAATAAACGCTGATACCAAGGTCCATCTAGTAAACAAAATCACATGACCCTTCTCATAAGTCAAGTTTAAGAGAAACAATGCCAAGGTCCATGACTTACCCGAACCACGACCACCTGTAATCAAGTAGTACCTAGTCTCAGGATTCTCATAGAATAAAGGCTTGTAGTCAGGTAAGAGCTGAATCATTGAATATCTGAATTTTCACCATTTTGATTTTCCGTTTCATTCCTGTACACTCAGGATAAGGGGTACCCCCTTTTTTGAATATCTGAATTTTGGGCATTTGGGTTTTCCCCCTGGTTGGCCTACATTCAGCAACACACCCCCCCCTTCTTTGTTACATATTGTTTCATATATCCCCTTCAGCGTCAGGGGTTTGTAGGCCATGGATAGCCAACGCCTTCAGGCTATGGAGGTCTACGGGTACGGGATCAAAGTCTATTTGTTCGGCATTACTATATTCTATTTCCTTTGTTATCCAGCTAATCGGAGGTGCAATGCTTTCGCCGTTGGTAGTTATATCCACTTGCTGTCTAGGCAATCCGTATCGATACGAAAGCCAAAGCTTAAGCGCCCCCGTGTCGCCTTGTTGACATTTGTAAAGTAAGGCACGCCAAATTTCGTCAGGTACGCTAATTGCGTCCATACTTTCTACTAGCTTGACTTCATTAACCTTTGGTTTTCTTCCCGCACCTTCCCTTTTCCCACCTTTTCCCATATTTAAACGCTTTGAAATATCCGATTAATCAAAGGTCTACTATTTAGACTTAATATAAATAAATAATACTTGAATAATTACCTTGCATTTAATACAAACCTTTGTATGTTTGGGTATCGAAAGCAGCCAAACGGGCTAAAAAAGCGGTAAAATTCAACTTAATCTAATTTAAATACAATTTTATGAACCTACACGACAAAAGTAAATTAGACACCTTGGTATGTATGAACCAATTATTGTCAAAGATTAATTCAAATTTTGATTCCTTGAATACTGGAATTGAATTGGACGAACTACAAGACAAAAAATTAAGCAAAAAGCTTTTAAAGCTTCAGGCGCTTATGAATCAAGCGGCTGAAATATCAAAAGAAATAGAAAAGGATTTTTACGGATTTTAAACCAATAAAACATATAAACTATGACACAGCCACAAATAACTTGCACTTGGTTACACTATGGACAAGTAATTGTCCTTGTACTATTCCCCAATGGAATAGAAAAAGTAATGACGCGAAAGGCATTCACCATTATACTAAAAAACTATGTTTGACCTACTTATTATCATTATCGGCACGGCCTTAATTTACGGCCTAACTTATTTCGCAACCCTTAAAACTAGCAAAGCATGAAAAAAGCTACCAAAGTACTCGGAAAGATTATCTACTTTATTTTAGCATTTAGCCCTATCTTTTTTTTGGGTTACTTGCTAGGGATTAAATTATTGGAAAATTAAAAACAAACTAAAAACATGGAAAATTTAACACTAGTAACCGAAAAAATTAAAGCAGTTAACGCAAAGCACAAATTTATAAATAAGGCTAAAAAATTGCGCCTTGCTTATTATTCTGAAAAATGCGAGCAATTATCCTATATAAGTACGGATACTATTTTAGACCACAATTTTGAACGAGAACTTTTGGATTATTCGATCGAATTGGAAAAAACGGAATTTGTAAACAGAAAATTAAAAAAGCATATATCCTTGGAGCGCCACATGTATGCGCCAGAATTAAATAAGATTCACATATTTTCAACCGAAATTAAATCTGCTAGAATTACAGAAATAAGCGAAGCAATAAAGTACCTAATTAGGTTTTATAGCTTAAATGATTTGCAGCGTATGGCCGTAGATAATTACTAAAATTTTAACCCAATAAATACTAAAAATCATGATAAACTTACTAGGAAAGGCAAATAGCAAGCTTCAAAAAACAGAAGAGCATTTTGACGTTAAAATTTTTAACTTTTCAATTCCAGCTGGAAACGATAAAAAAAGCGGGAAAATAACTTGTCCTTTTGCTGCGGGCTGTTTAAAGCTATGCTATGCAAAGAAAGGTAACTACA